ATCTAAATCTACGACAATTGAGAAAGATATGGCAGTTGAAAAACAATCCAAAATTATCAAAGGCGGCAAGAGGGAAGGCGCAGGTAGACCTGTAGGCACACCTAATAAGTCCACAGCGAAGGCTAGAGAGGCGATTGCAGCGTTTGTTGATGGTAATGCCCACCAGTTGCAATCGTGGCTTGAGCAGATCGCTACAGATGATCGATATGGCCCAAAGACAGCGTTTGAATGTTTCATGGCTGTTGCTGAATACCACGTTCCTAAATTAGCTAGACAGGAACACGTTGGGGCTGACAATGGCCCGATTGAGTTGGTGGTTAAGTGGCAAGACGAGTAGAAACAATCCCGTACAAACCACGGGGGGCGTTCAAACCGTTTCACAACAGAACCGAGCGTTGGGCTTGCCTTGTTGCTCACCGTCGAGCAGGCAAAACTGTCGCAGCTATCAACGACATTATCCGTGCGGCGCTCATGTGTAAGAGCGAACAACCGTTATTTGCGTACATTGCACCGTTCAGATCACAGGCTAAAAGTGTGGCTTGGGACTATCTCAAACGCTTTGCTAGACCCGTACTGGCTACATCGAACGAGGCCGAGCTGACCGTTGAGCTTATAACTGGCGCCAAGATACGCTTGTTCGGTGCTGACAATGCAGACGCAATGCGTGGACTAGGTTTCGATGGCGTGTTTCTTGACGAGTACGGTGACTTCAGACCGTCGGTGTGGGGTAATGTCATTCGACCAACATTGTCAGACAAGCAGGGCTGGGCGGTGTTCGCCGGTACGCCGAAAGGGAAGAACCAGTTTTGGTCTATCTACGAACAAGCCAAGCGAACACCTGATGAGTGGTTTCACCTGGTGTTAAAAGCCTCCGAATCTGGACTCTTGCCCAACACAGAATTAAAAGCAGCTGCCGCACAGATCAGCGATGACCAGTTTCTACAAGAGTATGAGTGTTCATTTGAGGCGGCTATCCTTGGCGCTTTTTATGGCGAAGACTTACGCAAGTTAACTGATGCCAGACAAATTTGTAGGGTTGACTACGATCCGCACATACCGACGCACACGGCGTGGGACTTGGGTTATCGAGATGACACGGCGATTTGGTGGTATCAGGTCGTGCGTGCCGAAATCCACATCATTGATTATTTTGCAATATCTGGTGCAAATATCGAAGAAATTGCTAAAATAGTGCTACAAAAGCCATATATTTACGGTAAACATTACCTACCGCACGATGCACGGGCTAAAACCTTGGCAGCTGCGGGCAAGTCGGTAATTGAGCAATTAGCAGAGTTTCTAGGCATCAACAACATGGCTATCGTGCCTGACTTGTCGGTGCAAGATGGGATTCAGGCGGTGCGTCAGATGCTGCCGATGTGTTGGTTTGATGCAGAACGCACGCACGATGGTTTAGAGGCACTAAGGCAATATCAGCGGGAATACGACGAGGATAAGAAGGCATTTAGGCAGACACCGAGGCACGATTGGACAAGCCACCCAGCTGACGCATTTAGGATGTTGGCAATTGCTTGGAGGTTAGAGCCAAAGGTTAAAGCACCAGATACGGTCAAGCCGTTGATGGTCGGGCCACAGAACACAGTAACTTTAGAAGATATGTGGGCAACCCACAAAACAACCAGGAGTAGCAGATTATGAGTGGTGTACAGAATCCTTATCGTTATATGTACGAACACGTTGCAGCAAGCCAGTCGGCACAGGTCTTAGGCGGCACAGGCGCAATTGGTGACTATTTGCACCGCATCGTCATTACTGTGGCTACAGCTGCGAGTGCGGCAGTCCAGATTGTTGACGGCACAGGCGCAGGCATTTTAACGCACACAATATTGCCAAACTCACCAGGCAGCGGTATCGGTGTTTATAACGTCGAGCTAAACGCAGTCAGTCAAAACGGCGCTTGGAAGATTACAACTGGCGCTGGTTCTGAAGTTATGGCGGTAGGAATCTTCACCGCATGATCGTAGCGTCGGTTTTGCGGTCTGGTGGGGACTTTGAGCCAAAGCACGTTTATGCGTTGCAAAGAATGTGCGCCAAGTATCTGCCTCCGCATGAGTTTGTTTGTTTGTCGGACATTCAGTTAAGTTGCGAAACCATTCTGTTAAAACACGATTGGGCGGGTTGGTGGGCAAAGATGGAGTTGTTTCGGCTATCGAGTGCGTTGTACTTTGACTTGGATACCGTCATTATTGATGACTGCACCGAGATGATTGAGGCGGCAAAACAGCACGATTTTGTCATTATGCGTGACGTTTATCGGGGCAAATACAACCCGAAAGCGATGCAAAGCAGCATGATGTATTGGTCTAAACCTGTGGATTTGTACGATAAGTTTGCCGAATTGCAGATGTACGCAGCTGGTGGTGACCAGGCTTATATTGAACACTTTATGCGCGACAAAGTGACGTACTGGCAAGACATTACAGACGGAATTGTAAGTTTTAAGGCTGACGTACTACCGAATGGGCTAGACACCGCCAAGGTGGTGATATTCCACGGCAAACCAAGACCGTGGGAACAAACAAGGATACCGTATGAAATTGGTTGAAGGCTGGCAAGTTCCCGATATTGACGAGTGCTGCATCAACGCACTTTTGGTCGAGCTGCCGGACTTATTGCAAAGCTATGCATTTATGAACCAGTTTCGCACAGTCATTCAGGCCGGTGGCAATATCGGCGTTTATCCCGCCACGATGGCAGGGCAATTTGAGCGTGTCATTACAGCCGAGCCTGATACTGTCAATTATCAGTATTTGCTATTAAATGTATCAGGCCACGACAATGTTGAGCATCATTGGACTGCATTTGGTGACAAACACGGCTTTGCGGCAGTCGATCATCCGTATCCTGAAAACATTGGGGCGCATCAGATTAAGGCAGGCAACGAAATTACAGTTATGCCAATTGATGCCCTAGAGGTAGACGATTGCGACTTCATCCAGTTAGACGTAGAAGGCTACGAACACCTTGCGTTACTAGGTGCAGAGCGCACGATTAAAAAGACACACCCAGTTATCACGCTAGAGCTGAAGGGCTTGGGCAGTCGATACGGGTACAGCAACGAGGACACGATCTCATTACTCGACAGTTGGGGTTATGAGATTGTCGGGCGGGTCAACCGTGACGTAATTTTTGCGAGAATGTGATGGATTTTCAATATCAAACAGATGATGAAAAACAAAAGATGCTTGCTCAATTTTTGCAAGATCAAGAACAAGCACGAAAAATGATGCAGCCGACAGATATTCCTGTTGACATGAGGCAAGAAGCTATGCAAGGCGATCCATCTGAAAACATGATGAACCCTTATATTCAAATGATTGGAACTGGTGGGGTTGGCAACAACATTTCATCAGGTTTTGGTCAAATTAGGGGCAATATTCCTGTTGGTGAAAACGCCACAATCAACCCATACGCAGGGGGCGCTGGTGTAGTTGGTTCAGCCGGTGGTCAACGCTTGGGTATGTTTATGCCGCAAGTTGGCGTTAATTTTACGCATAAATACTAAGGTATCAAGATGGAAGCACTCACCGGCGTTCAGAAGTGGCTAAATGTAATCAGCCAATACGACAACGAGTTTAAGAAGTGGGAAGCTCGCTCACAGAAGATTGTTAAGCGTTACCGCGACGATAATCGCAATCAAAACACCAACGAAACGGCTAAGTTCAACATTCTGTGGTCAAACGTACAAACGCTGATCCCTGCCGTTTATGCCAGGCTACCGAAAGCAGACGTATCTCGACGGTTTGGCGATAACGACCCAGTTGCGCGTGTTGCCTCGCAGCTGATTGAACGTGCGCTAGATTTTGAGATCGAGCATTATTCTGATTTCAGATCAACGATGAAACACGCCGTTGAGGACAGGTTCTTAGGCGGTCGCGGCGTGGCGTGGGTTAGGTACGAGCCGCACGTTAAGGTGCAAGATATGCCGGAAGATGGCTTTCAAGTGACTGAAGACGTTGACGAGCCTGATGAAGAAGGCAATCAACAGGTCAAGACTGCGATGCCTGGCGTTGATGGCGCTATGGGTGAGGAAGTCGAGCCGCAAGAGGAAATTGAGTACGAGTGTGCCCCAACGGATTACGTTCATTGGAAAGATTTCGGTCACTCAGTAGCGAGAACATGGGAAGAAGTGACTAGCGTCTGGCGTTGGGTGTACATGACCAAAGAAAGCCTGATCGAACGGTTTGGTGAAGAAGAAGCCAAGAAGATACCTTTGGATGCAGGGCCGGAAACAAACAAACAGTATTCAACCCAATCTAAAGACTTCACTCGCGCCAAGATTTGCGAGATTTGGGATAAAGAAAGCGGCAAGGTATACTGGATCAGCAAGAGTTGTCCAGACATTCTTGACGAACGCGATGACCCGTTAG